TTCCAAGCCTTTAATTCATGTGGACACTCACCAGTATATCTCGGTTGCTCATCTATCTCTCCGAACTGTGGTATGTTACCTACTACTCGTTTGTTTTCCCAACACCTCAAGCTTATATCTAATATCTCTTCGTTGATAGTCCAAGCTACCTTCTGCATATTATTAACAGCTGAAAAGACGTGCGAATAAGAACTCAAGTGCGGTTCAAACCAACTCAAAGGCTTGCCGGTAAAGAAAGGGATAGGAGCTATATGTTTGGACGAGTAGCCTCCGCCTATTATAGTGTGCCAGTCAACAGGTTCTTCATCCAACGCCATCTTGAACGGACGACACCCTTCCATCCACGCATCGAACCTTCGTATCCAATCTGTAAAGTCTTTCGTAGGTAACACTAAACGCTCTGGCTTGTGTCCTTTTTGTTTAGCTTTGAAACCTACCTGCCATAGTCCCGTGTGTAATCGTATCTCCTCTAATAACCAAGCACCTAAGCTAGTCTTCTGTCGAGCGTCCCAAAGGGTGAAGCGTTCCTCCATTTTCTCGTACAGGTAGAACTGTTTTAGCTTCATTGCTTTACTCCTGTCATCTAACTTCAACAGGTCGAGCTTGTTAGGGTGAAAGGTTTCGGTTGCTTGCTTCCACCTCGCTTCATTCTCGAACGCTTTGCCGATGCGAAAAGCCATACCACTTACGCTTAGGTTACGGTCAAGGTGATCAAGGAAGGTACGTAAAGCGATGATAGCAATTTCATACGGACACGTATCAAGTACGAAGGTAAGGAACAAAGGTGTAGTATGCTCTGTTCCTCCTCCGAACTGCTTCATGAACTCATCGATACGCTTGCCTAACTTCGGGCACATGACTGACAACATACGCTTGGCACTGGCAGTTTTACTAGACTCACCTTCAGCTCTTAGTCGTGCTTGTTGGTTACGATACTGTGCCCGTCCCCACTCACGCATACGCCAAGTGTTTCCCTTGTTGTTGTTAGCTTCCATCTTTGTTCTTATTATACCAAGTCTTAGGTAGTTTCCTAGGTATGCTAGTACGAAAAGGAATTAACTTACCATCTTCGTCCCGGACATACTTACCTTGGTTGTTTGTCTTGAAGGCTGTGATCTGAGTGTTACCCCAGAAGTGATACCAACCATCCGATATAGCTTTGTGATCGATACCACTCCAGTCGAATGGAAGGTCGGTTATCTCCTCATTTATGTCGAATTTCATGTTTAAGTATATCGTTCTCAGCCTCCCAAAATTGTCCGTCTACAACGAAAGGTTTATTCTCGTGGGTCTTCGACTCGGTTGGCGAACAGGTACTCTTGAACTTCCTCTTCGTCCAAGCCATCAATCGCTTGTAAATGGTACTCTCTTTCTTCTTCATCGTGTAAATCGTATGGGTTATTGCTGTTAAGCCAGTTGTCGTAGTTAACTCCGTTCATCTCTCTCAATCTTCTCCAAATATTCTTTGTAGTGCTGTAAGGACAGGTAAAGGTTTAGGAACTCTCCGTCAAGCTCTCGGTTCATATCGTTATTAAACATATGGAACATAAGTTCATCGGTCATGTCTATCGGGTCTAGTAGTATTGGTTTGTTCATAGCTCAATCCTTTCGTAGTCGTATGTATTGGTGGACAGGTAAGCACCCTCTTCGGTTGTAGAGTAGGCAGTTAATCGCCAAGTGTCATCTTCTTGCCACACATTTATGTCGATGTAACAATCAGGTGTTTTAATACTACTCCACCAATCATCATCGGTAGCTGTGTTAATGTAGTTGTGAGCTAAAGCTCGTGCTTCTTGTTTTTGTTTCTCGGTTAGTTTCATTTCGGTATTGGTTTGTTCATAGGTAGTTTATTAGTCTCGATACATCCAAGCGGTAAAGATTATTATTACGAGGATTATGCTGAGGAATGTAAGGCTTGTCATAACTATATAGTCTGCTTCGGTTATCATTGGTTGTTTAGTTTGTTCTTTATATCGTCTCCAATCGGCTCGTAATTGCCTAGGGACTCTATCTGTCTTTTAAGTTGTTCGTCTTGTAGCTCTACCAGTCGTTCACGGACACGTAAATTGTCGGTCAGCTTGTACTTTAATCCTGTGTAGTGTGAGACTAGAGCTTGTAAGGACTCATCGTCTAAGCTAGGTAAATTTTCAGGGTCAGTTGTCATGGCGTTGCTCATCAATTGGTATGATCTCGTACTCACCACTTTTTAATAATAATTCAATAGTCAAGTCTTCATTGGGTAGTACGAATATTTTACCCTCTTCGGGTTGGTTAGGTTGGTTAGTTGCATATACGGCAGAATAAAGTTTGTCTTTGTTAAGTTGCCCATAGCCAAGCATACTATAGTTAAGTTTAGGTTTTATTCTTATAGTTTTCATATCGGTTTTGTTTTATCGGTTATTAATTAAGCAGTCAGGACAGTCATCTTGGGATTCAAAATCTTTTCCGCTGATAGTCAAGCCACAATCTTCGCAAGTTTTACGGACAGGTAAGGTTTCTAACTTCTTAATCTCTTTTAAAGCTTGTTTGGCTTGCTCTATGAAGTCGCCCTTACTGGACGCTGTACCTTGGAATTGAGGATGTTGACGGCAAGCCCAAAGAATTGATGGAGCTTTGCTGTAGCGTTCGTTCTCGATTCTATAAAAGAAGGCTATCTGTTTGCCGTTATGGTCGGTTAGGTAGTAGGTTACGCTCATTCTTGTATATCCTCTGTTACATCGCCATTTTCATCATCTGTACGCCATCGCTTTACGATAGCCTCGCCCTCTATTGAGTCGTCAAAGTAGTAAACATAATTGCCGATGGTAACATATAAAGAGTTGTCGCTTGGTTGTTGTATTTTCATAGTGTTGATTTTTGGTTTATTAAAGTGTCAAGACTTACTAATTTTCTTGATAAGATGATTGATTGATTGAATATTTCCCCAGAATTTCTTGTCGTTTTCTTGGTAGTATCCTGTAAGACTGTCATACTGAATTTCTTTTAATCTTTCTAATTCCTCGTGCAGATAATCGATTACTTCTTGATCCTCTGGGAATGAGAATATTTTGGAATCCTCCTCAAAGTCACATGACCTAATTCCTTCAATCAAATCTTGATCCCACTCTGGGCACTCTTCCTCAAATTGTGGATTACCAGTTAACCAGTAAATCCATTCCCATTGTCTTTCTGAAAGATTGATAGTTTTCATAGGTAATTAGCTCGTAAAGTAGATCAAGGCAAAAAGCCAAAAGCTACCGAATATTAAGTTAAGGAATAAGAAGTCAATTAGTTTTTGTTTCATGATTAAAAATTATTGATTAGAAGTTGTTTGATTTGCTCAGTACTTTGCCTATCTCTCAATGCTTGTCTTATTTCCTCATTTTCTAAGGCAATGTCAGGATGAATAAGCAAGCTATTGCAAAGTAGTATGAAGGTTGATTCTCTCATGATGTTATTTTCTTTCTATTAGTTATTAGAAATGTTGAATTAATACGCAATCATCTTCCCAAACGATAACTTGAGTGTAATTAGCAAATACATCTCTGTACTCATCGGCCGACTCACACATCTCAAACTCGTTAAGATTACTAAAAGCCTCTACACATTCCTTGATAGAATCATATTCTGTGTATTCGCAACAAAGTGCTATAACATCGAGTTCAAACTCTGTACCACTTCCAGCCTCGCACTCTTCTAAGTACTGAAATAACTCTTTACGAGCTTTGACGCTGAATTGGTTTTCTCTATTGTAAGCTGTGAAAGCTTGAACGAAATCGTTTTCTGTAATGGTTTTTTTCATATTGATTTTTGATTTTTGATTTTTGGTTTATTGATTGTATTTTTAATTTTCATCTTATCGACTCCTCCCCAATGAATGCTATGACGCAAATCCTGATTTAAAAATAGGTAAGCAAGGAGCGTTTCAATTCGTTTGTAATCTTTGTCTTTCATAGGTATCCTTGGTTAAACAATTTTATAATGAACTTCTTTATATTTCTTGTGAATCAGCTTTCCATCTGTTGTTAGACGATAAGATGACCAATTCTCATACTCTAGTCTGTCGCTTTTCTCTAAAGTATAATCATTACATACATCATACAAAGTTTTGCCTTCATTTATAAGTTTTATAATTCTTTGTTTCATATTATTGATTTTTGGTTTGTTGGTTTTATTGGTTAAGGTTTTAGGATTCTATGAATAATTCGTTTTCTATATCTATGGCTTCGATTACTGCCCAAAAAGAATTACCGACCGCACGCTCTAAGGTTTCACCATGTCGAATATGAAAGTTAATCAAACGATTCAATTCTTTTTTATGGCAATCAATGTCTGGATTATTTGTGTCTTTGCAATGGTCAGTAATACCTCGAAAGGTTTCCCTAAGCAAAGTTTTTTGAGTCTCAGTAAGATTAGGTTTATTGGTTTTGTTATTCATGCTTTCCCACTTTGCCAAGCTTCCAAATAATTGCAAATAAAAAAGTACAATCCCTTTACCTAAGCGGTCTACAGCTTGATCGATGGCGTTGTTTTTATCGGGAAGTATTGCTGTAAGTTGTTGATGTTGTTAGACTTGGCGAGATTGATTTAGTAAGATTGCGATAAGTAAGCGGATTGTGGCGTTAAGTATGGTAGTAAGTTGTGAGTAGTTGAGACTTGAACTTGGAAAGTGAAAAGCATATACAAGAGTAAACGCAAACTACTTGCATTAAGCGAACGAGCTAACAACGCATTCATACTTACACTAAATACATAAGTCCATACTTATTAGGACTAGTGCTTTACACCTGTATATCATTGTCAAACTGCCGGAATTTACAGCTGAATAACATTAAGTCGTTGGCTATCAAGTACTTACTATTAGACATAATGACTATAGTGCGAAGTAATACCCCCTGCCGTATAAAACTTACGGGTACACGTGGGGGTAATTAACGCGGGCGTATATAGCGTAAGCCCCTCAGATTTTTTCGACCAAACCTTTCGACAAGTGCGTGTCGTTTGTGTTACGTTATCCGTATATGTTAATGGTAACCTTTACTGAGTTTGATCCTATACCTATAGCGGAGCCTCCTGAGACCTTTCCGCTGTACGCTTGGGAGACCGTCTTTTGGATTTAGAAGTTAGGTGATAGATCGTCCGTATCTTCTTCCTCTAATATCGTATCGTCCGCTGTAAAGATAACATCATCTGTTTCAGTCAGTACAGACAGTTTAGCGAAGTCTAGGCTGCCCGCTATAGTGTAGTCGTTAAGATCGTATTCACTTCTGAACCTATGTATAAGTTTGAATAGCTCGTACTGGAAGGTGTCTGTCTGTTCGTTTATATCCATAACAAAATTGTACTATAACAAAAGTTGAGAGCTTCTACTAGGTAAATCTACTATAGCTATGTACACCTCTTACTTACTACCTTTTAAACTTTAACAGTTGACAACTCTCCTTCGGCTTGAGAAAGTTATAATCAACGCTTTACTGCTGTACTACGTTTACGTTTAGAAGTTACGATTAATAAGCTATAGCTATAAAAGTTTACATCCATAAAGTAGCTACTGCTCTATTGTTATTAGTTTTATAGAAGCTATCCGTGAACGTTTGAAGTTCTTTATGTAGTAACTCTTGTTTACGATCTAACATACTTTGATCTACATCGTTAGCCATTTGTTCTACCCAATAAGCTATAGCTATAGATAGAGCGTCTAGACGGTCGTCATGAACTAAGCTACCTCTATCTCTTGTTATTCTAGATAACTGATAAAATAGCATATATCTAGTTTGTTGTTCTATAGGATATGTAAGAGCTGATTTATAATCATATGTTATAACCTTTGGATCAACAATAAGCTTATGACTATTAAGAACGGGTTCTAAGGTATCGACTATGCGTAACTCCTTTTGTTTGTTATGACGTACCTCTTCTATAGTTACAGGATAGGTTGTTCTAAATAGAGGCTTTATAAGCTCCATAAACATACCGTCACCAAAGTTAGATTCTATAACTACTTTATTAACTTTGTTATCTTTAGCTATAGCTACTAGATGCTTTAACGTCTTTTCGTCGTAACCACCTTTAATACCTCCGGCATCGGGAACGTATAGTTGACCGTTAAGCATCTTAACTACTGCGTACCCAGTTTCGTCCTTACCACGTCCAGAGGGATCGATAGATAGAACGGAACCAGTGTACGGTATCATATCACCTACTGTGTTAGAGGGTCGTCTATAGCGGTCGCCACTAAGTCCTACGTTGGGTAACTCTCTATCTGTGTTATCATCGTCACTAGACCACACTACTTTTTCAGGAGCTAAGTCTACATCTACATCCATTATAATAAGATCGTTAATCTTTAACGGGTATCTATCAGCATCAGATAGCTTAGGATTGAGCATGAACTGTAAAGCATAGCCTGTACGTCCGTAGGACATCTTACGTTCCTCTAAGTCTAAGTCAGTGAACCTAAGAGATTCTGTAGAAGTACCAGTAGTCTCAGATGTTATGTTATCCGCTATAAGGGGTGCTAAGTCGCCTCCGTAGTTGTTAATAGCTTCTGTATCATCTGGATACTCTGAAGGCCATATACGGCTCTTGTAGCCTCTCTCTCGTAGTTTGTTATATATACTGTCCTCACACTGAGGAGTACCTAGAAAGATGATACGAGAGGTGTCTAAGGGTTTAATGATAGCGTCGAACTCTTTTACTTGTTCGTCTAGCTTATCTCTCATTCCTTGTGTGGCACTGTTGTTAGCTACCTCCACATCGTCTGCTACAATTATATCAGCACGGGAACCTGTTAGCTGAGAGGATATACCTAATGACTTAACAGAGGGAGCGTGAGACGCCGGTGCTGGTCCTACATCAAAAGCTATCTTACTGAATCGTTGGTTCTCTGACGGCTTTAATCCTTGTAAAATGGGAATCTCTTGAATGATTCGCAAGGTAAATGTAGAGAAGTCATCTGATCTATTCTTAGATGCTGATACAACAAGTATGTTCTTAGATGGGTCTAGCAGTAACTGATGTACTACAAAAGCACTTGTTATCCAACTCTTACCGACACCACGGAACGCCATGATAACAGACCGCTTTGGACCGTGTTGCAGGTACTCAGCGATGTCGTACTGAAGCGTTGTTGGGTCTGGTAGGTTAAGGTGTTTCCAAACTAGGTATAGAAAGTTTCTAAAGTCCTTGAGCTTGGGCGGTATCTCGATGTTGTTCTTCTTCAAAGGGTAACGCTTCTATTTGATTGTTCAACGCTTGTAAGGGTGTACCTAAACCACTGTCCATAGTAACGTTGTTATCTTTCAGGAACTGACGAGCACCGTTGAGAAGAGCAGCGTTATACTCTCCGTGTTCGTCCATAATGTCTATACTGTTACGATATGCGTCTGCTATCTTATCGTGTAGCTTACTTCCTTCTTTATGACTTAGCATAATAGTTATTGTATAAGTTGTTTTGTTATTTTACCAACAAAAAAGGACAGCCCGATTGGACTGCCCTTTAATGTATATTAATAAGATAATTTATCTCTATCTATCTCTCGGTATTTCTTCACTATGGTCGCCTAGTCCGTTCATATTATTGAGGATTCTAGTTACCCATGTGTTCAAAAGAGCGGATGAGCTGACACCGAGTTTATTAGCGATGCCAGCCACATCCTTCTTCTGTGACCGTTTGAGACGAAAAGATATATACGACATATCGCCTTTTTTCTCTTTCGTACTCATTTGGTGTTATTTAAAACAATTAAGCCATTGCAGCTGTAAAGTCAGCCAATGAACCAAGATTGTTACCGTCTCCAAGAACAACGTCGTTTGCTTTAACGTCGATCAATGTAGCACTTCCGTCGTCTCCACTGATGTCAGTAGAAGCAGAAGTAGCGGATGTTTTATAGAACGCAAACTTGTCGATTCCTTCGTCGTACACAGCAGCGATGTTTCCACCGTCACCAGTACCACGCTCAATGATAAGACCAGCGTCGTTTGAGTTGTTAGTTGAACCA